GATACCTTGCTCACAAGTGGGCTCAAACAGGCAGTCTACCTTCAGATCATCCTTACAAGAGTTCAGCACCAAAACAAAATGCTGTATTGGTGAATACCGACACAAAGGTCAGCCTTGATGGGTCTGACATTGACAGGATTGTGCTGTGGAAAAATCACAGGCAAACATCAGGTAATATGGCGTTCAACACTTACAACAAAGACGTAAACACTCGTCCTACAACAGGATTGATGTATCCCCGTGTTAGAACACGTAGGCGTGGATAAAGATAAATACTGTATAAGAGGTATTTACTATGACACACTTCGTACGACTATTTGTAAATAACAAACATCAACTTTCTGAATCAGAAGTACCTTATAATGCTGTACTAGAATCTCAAGATAATTTAGTTTATGAGTTTCAACATGACCGAGCACTGTCAAGAGCACAAGCAGACGACTATGCAGATGCGCTTTCTGATTATCTATTAGAAAACGGTGTTGAAGATTTTCATATTGAAATAAGCATTAGTGATGAAGAAGCAAATGCTTTAATAGAAAGACGTATAGAACGTCAAATTGCAGAACACTGGAAAACAAAAGTTCAACCTATACTAGAAGCACATCCGGGCACACATTATATGGGTGCATATGTTTACAGTAAAGAAGCAGAACAAGCAATTCTTGAACACAAAGAATTTGTAGAAGCAAAGAAAAAGAAAAGAAAAAAGAAAAAGCTTACCGGCAGAGATAAAAAAGGTCATAAGAGAGCTACAGAAAAAGGTGCTGGTTTAACCAAAAAAGGTGTTCGTGCATATAGACGTGCAAATCCTGGCTCTAAATTACAAACTGCTGTAACTACAAAACCTAGCAAACTGAAAAAAGGTAGTAAAGCTGCCAAAAGACGTAAGAGTTTCTGCGCTAGATCAAAAGGTTGGAAAGGCGAAAGAGGTAAAGCTGCTAGAAGAAGATGGAACTGCTAAAATGGTAGATTGGGATGTTGCAAACGATTTCTTAGTATTTTGCAGGAACGATAAAGATTTTTATCCTAGTCATTTCTTTCCGTGCATGTCTACACTAAGTGACTTAATGGATCTTAAAAAGCCTATTAAACGCTCGCATTGTATGACAATGATAAAGAAAGGCATGCGTGCATACTGCGATAGATACAAGCTAGGCTCGCCTAATGATATTTTTAATAAAGAAACTGTAGATAAAATATTTGAAGTTATTAAATCTGAAGAGTTTCCGTTAATACGTAAAGGTGAGTATAGATGCAGATAAGAGAAATAATAGAGACTCGCACAAATACAGGCGCTCCGCGAGGTGCATTTGGTGGTCTAAGGTCGACTCTTAAACACCTAAAATATAAAGCAGTCATTAATGCAAAAAATATTAAATTGCCTAAAGCAAAAGCTGTAGCTAAAGAAGCTAACAATGTATTGATTGCTTTTTTGAAATCAACAAAGAAAAAAATTAAAGACACTCCGAAAGATATATGGGACTCAAGTGTAGACACTGTACGTAAATACAAAAATTACAACTACAACCGTAAGAAGTTTAGTGAATTTCAATATGCTAGATGGGAAAAACTAAAGGAAATAGAAGGCATACGTTGGAGAGAATGGTTAGCTTACATTAACAAGTTTACCCTGGGACAAAATCCGTATAGTTATTGGCATCTTTACCTTGCAAAGCCTGCGATGTTATATTTTAATTATAGAATGTTTGTAGGTGCTCTAAAAGTAGCAAAAGAAGACCTTGGGCCATTTTCTGCTTTAGCTCTTAGCGCAGCCTCTTTGCAAATTCCTTTTGATTTCTTTGTCATGAGCAAGGGTAGAATGATTTTTGATACTATTGTATTCGGAGACATGGCTTTATCTGGTGTGAAGGGATTTTTTAAAAGCCTACTCGGTGAGTTTGAATATGAATATACAGAAGATATAGAAAGCTCAACTTACCTAAATCAGAAAGCTGATGCTACGATTATGCAATACGATAAAATAGCAACTGAACAGCTTAATAATACATTGACTAAAATTGCTAAAGTAGAACAAGCTGCCGAGCATTTCTACGAAAACCCACAAGATATAGAAGGTGCAGAAAATTATTTACGGGCAACTTACCCTGAACTTCCGGAAGATTACATATCAGAATTTACTAACCAATTTCTAAACGATGCTAGTGAGTACTATCACGAAATCTCAAAAGAACTAGAACAATTTAGGAAAATTTTAGGAGCAGCGGTATGAAAATAACAGAAATTTTAGGATTTGGTAAACAAAAAAAGCAAGCAGCATTTGCATTTGGTAGATTAAATCCTGCCACAGTTGGTCATGAAATAATGGTTAATGCTATTGCACAACAGCCTGGCGATGGATTTTTGTTTTTAAGTAATAGGGCTGCTAAACTACCTACAGATCCTCTTGAACCAGAAGAAAAACTAGATTGGGCACAACTAAGTTTTAATAATGTAGCTGTTGGCTTAGCAAAGACAGTGTTAATTGCTGCTGATCGGTTGTATCAACTAGGGTATACAGATGTTGTCTTTGTTGAAGGCGAAGATAAACTTTTTCCTTTGATCGAACGATACAACGGTATAGAAACTGCCGTGCATAATTACAAATTTAATAGTATAAAGCAGCTTAGACTCAGTAGAAATCCTGATGCCGACGACGCAACTGGCATGAGTGCCAGTAAAATGCGTCAAGCTGTAATTGATGATGATTTTGAACTATTTAAGTCAGGTGTAACAGCGCCGGCTCAAAGCAAAGCACAAGATATGTTTAATATGCTAAAACAAAGATTAAACCCATAAGGTTAAAAAATGGATGAAATTTCTCAATTACAAAAACTTGCAGGAATAAACAGTTTTCAAGGATATACTCCTTACACAATAGAAGACGGTTCTAACATATCTATCACCGGTAACGAAAAAGCTGTAATTCAAAGAGAACAAGATATTCGTCCAGGTACCGAAGAATGGTTCAAACTTTGGTTTAGTAGACCTTACTGGAAGCAACTTGATTATCCTGCAGGATTTAGGGGTCGCAAATGAAAATTTTAGAAATTTTTGAAGGTGTCGGCCGTATTACTCAACAAAATCAAACTGCAGACGTAGGACCAAATCAAGTTAGTATTGAAGCTGCTAAATTTGGTTTTAAAGTAGACGAAGACGGACGACCTGCTAAAAAAGCAAGAGGTTCGAATGTTCACAAACTTAGTAATTTAAGTTTATCTGAGTCAGTACTTGTTAAATTAGAGCGTGACAAAAGAAATAACATTTATGTACTACATATGGTTGACAACCAGGATAAGCATAGAGTAGAGCTACGTGGCGAAAAAGGTTACGAAACTGGAAACTACAACAAACACGATCGTTTACATCAAGTTTTAGACGGCTTAGGTAAAGCAGTTGATCTCGGAGCACTGTTTGCAGGCGAAACTGTAAGTATAAATCCACATCACCCTGATGGCGAACAAGCATTAAATATCACTAAAGCTGTTATGAGCGGAAAAGACAACAATAAAAAAATAAATGAACAAGAAAAACCTAGAGTGCCATGGATTATACGGCAGCTACAAAAAGGTATTAATAGAAGGCAAATAGCAGAAGAGTTTGGTAAAATGTTAGCCAGATCAATAAGACACAGGGGTAAATCTCAAGAACAAATAGATAGAATGGCTTATGCTGCTGTGCAATATTATGCAGACAGGATAGACAAGTACGCTTCGGATTGGAAGCCTACTTATACACCTAGAGATGAACTGGTGCCTAGCGGGTATTTTTATGACCCAGTAGAAGGTATGTTGAAACCACTAGACGAGTACTTTATAGAAAAAGCTCCACCTGGTAGAGAAAAGCAAGTCAAGAAACTGAAAAAGAAGTTTGACGATCCTAGTACAGCCTATGCTATTGCGTGGGCACAACACAATAAACACGGTAAACCGTAGAAAAGGAAGAAAAATGACTGACACAGCAGCAAAAGTAAAACAGGTAATTGCAGAAACACTAAACAAAGATATAGAATCAATTGACGACGCAGCAAGTTTTATTGATGATTTAGGAGCAGATAGCTTAGATACAGTTGAAATTGTTATGGCATTAGAATCAGCATTTGATATCACTATAGAAGACGATGCAGCAGAAAATATTTCCACAGTAGGCGATGCTATTGCGCAAATTACAGAGAGCATTGGGAGTTAAAATGAAAATAAATGAAATTGCAGGCGGCGGTAAAGCTGCCGATCAAGTGCGTGGCAACGAGCCTACTCCGAAAAAAAGTAGGCCTGGCGGTAATGAAACACCACATCCTATGCGTGGAAGATTAGTCGGTGAGGATATTGTTAACGAAGGTTTTGGCATCCTTACAAAATTTTTTGCTTCAAATCCTAAATGGGTTAGAAAATTAGCAAAAGCTATTCGCAGAGGCGAAAGTGAAGCAGACAGACTACGCAGTATAGAAAGATGGGCTACACGGTCTGATTTACCACCTGAAGTAGCAGATGAAATTTTTGAATTACTAAACTTATACAGAACGGGAAATCCAAAAATTAAATATACTGTAAGTAAAATTCTTTTTCAAAATAGTAACGGTACTATAAGACTAGGGAGATACAGCGATCAAGGATTAAATGCAGCAAGGTTAGAAGTACCCGAAGCAGCGTCTTCTGGTGCAACTGGAAGTGCTGGCATAGCCAGTGCTACAAAATCTTTAAATAAAAAACCGATTAGAAGAGGTGTTGCGCCAAATGCACTAGATGGTGATATTTTATTGGCTAGTGAATACGGAAAGCCTAAGAAGAATAACAAAAAACGATAAATACTGTATATTAACAAGGAACCCACCATGGCTCGTAAAAAATTACAAGAAGGTCACTTAGGTGACATGGCTATGAAAGCTGAAATGGATCACGAAGTGCAGATGGCACGTAGTGACCTATATAAAGTTGCAAAATATGCTGTAGAACTACACGATATGCTTAAAGGCGTAAGCGAAGCAGAGGGCATAGAAGGATGGCAGCAGGCTAAAATTACAAAAGCTGCTGATTATTTAGGTTCAGTTTTCCACAGTATGGATTATGAAACTAATATAAGTGAATCAAATCAACTCGATGAGATTGATTTTGGTAAATTTATAGGTGGTGCAGCAAAGGTTGTTAACAATCCTAGAACGGCTGCTAGGGAACTTGCCAAAAGAGCAGGCGGTAAAGTAGCAGGCGTAGTTAATAGAACAAGAAATGTAACCACATCTGTACTTAAAGCAAGGCACAGCGAAGTTGACGCTAAAATAAAAAAGTTAGCTAATCAGGTAAATGATAGCGCAAAAGGTGTTGCTATTGATATAGCTATATTTAAAACAAGAGCATCTAGAAAAGAAGCACGCAAAGCTGTTGATAAAATAGAAAATATGTTATCAAGTGGCGATATTGCAAAATATTATAAGGGCAGGCAAAACCCACAAGGCCTTATAGATAATATAAAGCGTAATTTAGATAAGTTAGACAGAGTGCCATCATCAAAAAAACCTAGTAGAAAAATTATATACGAATTAATTGAAGATTTGCAAGCAACTACTGAAGTTGCTGAAGGTGTTATTGCTAAGACCTTAAAAAATAAACGTGTATCTCAGAACGTTAAAGCAGCACTTGTAATGGGATTAGCTATTTTGTCATCTTTTATAATAGCTACAATAAACGAGTTAGGCGACGGTTTAATGGACGAAGAAAAAATTGAAGAAAAAAAGAAAAAACAAATCGATCGCAACGGCGATGGCAAGAATGATTGGGAAGATGTTAAACTTGCTCGTAAAGCGGCCGCAGCAGCAGCAAAAAACAGTCAAAACGAATCTGTAAATTCAGTTATGTTAAGACAATTAAACCAAGCTGTAGAATACAAACTTGGTAAAATAGGTGCAGCTAACGTTTCACCAAAAGCAAAATACATAGCCGAAACTACTGTTTTAAGCGAACTTAAAAAAATAAGAGCAATATTTAAGAAACGAGTAGACGAAGGCCAGTATGGTGAAATTACTCATACAGACGAAGACCCTACAATGGCCGAAGTATTAGTAAAAGGCATGGGTGTATATAGGATAGATCAGTTAGAACAACGTATAAAAGATCGCATTAACAATGTTGCACAATTGTTAGACCGCGGAGAAGCTGATCAAGCCGCTGCTTTACTAGATCCTAACAGCAGTACTTACAAAAGTTTGCTAGTTATGATGAAAGCATTAGCAGAGGCACACGACGAACTAGCGTTTGGCGATCATAGTATGAGTGCAGGCATAAATTAATGTTATTGCAAGAACTTTTAACACAATATAGTGATATTGATATAAGTCATACTGCACTAGATGAAGAAAAGCGGAAAAGATCGCCAGCAGGCGGTCCCGGTTGTTGGAAGGGTAAAAAAATTCATCCAACTAAGCCTACAAAAATGAAAGGCGGCAAGCGTGTTAATAACTGTATAGATGCAGATAGCAGCGATGGTAAGTAAAAGTATAAAAAATACAGTAAAAATTTATGTATCGTAAGAAAAAATGTTAATAGAAGAAATTTTGACAGAACAAACTATTGAATTATCACTAAGAGGCACACGCAGGCTGCCTGTTCAGCAATCCTTGCTTGACATAGTTCAAAAAGCCGCTGCGACAACTGGTTTTTCTGTAGAAATTTTTAGCGGAGGTCAAATGTCGCTTGCTGATTGGCAAGCAATTCCTGAAAATCAAAGATTCAAGCAAGGTTCTACCTATTATATTAAAAAGAATGGTAGTAATGTTGCTGTCAGAACCGGATCTACACGTCACGACAATGGTAATGCATGTGATCTTTACGTATTTAAAAATGGGCAAAACTTAACTACTAACGTTGAGAATGACGATCCTCCTCCAACAGATACAATGGCATTTATTTCAGCATGTATTGCAGCCGGAGCAAAAGGCATAGGTGCAGGACCTAGATACATGCAATATAGCGGCAGAAGCGGTATTCATATTGACATAGTTCCTCGCGGGGGCATTTGGGCAAAAAAGGGGGAAGCAGCGCCAGACTGGCTTGCAACTGCTGTATCTAACGGAAAATCAGGAAAAGTACAAGTCCCTGATACAGCAGATACAAACAAAATTACCTCTAAAAAATCACGTAAAGCATCAACAACTACTACAAATAGTAGCACTGTTATAAAAAACGTAGGCACATATGATCCAAAATTAGAGTCAAAAGTAAAAGCTATTCAAGAAAAACTTCTTAAACTCGGATACGATGTTGGTCCAACAGGCGTTGATGGCAAATATGGCCCCAATACAGAAGCAGCAGTAAAAAAGTTCCAGCAAGACAATAATTTACAAGTAGACGGAATAGTCGGTTCTAAAACATTGCAAGCTCTGCGAACAACAAAAACAAGTACAAGAGTAGGAAAAAAGTCTTCCCGTCAAACATCTAGCGGGGCTACTGGCACTTTTAACAGTCGCTGCCAATGGATATTACAATTATCAGGAAGTGCACAAGATATAGCCATAGCAGCTTTGAAAGAACTAGAAGGTTTTTATCCTAAAGCTTATTGGGATCACAAGCAATGGTCTGTTGGTTATGGGTCATATGCCGGCTCAAAAAATAAGAATGCACAACCTCCAACAAATGAAGTAACTAAAGCTCAAGCCGAAGCACTTCTAAAAAAAGAATTACCAATATACATAAACAATGTAAAGTCTATTATGTCTAAAGGTAAGTATAATTGGTCAACAAAACAAATTGCTGCTTTAATAATTTTTGCTTATAACATAGGTAGCATTAACCAATTAACTGCAAATGGTACAAGAGACGATAACACTATAGCAGCAAAAATGCTAGAATATATAAAAGCAAGCGGTAAACCTTTAGACGGGTTACGGTATAGAAGATCATGCGAAAGTTTACTATTTAAAGCAGGGATACAAGGTGCTAGTTAAAGATATAATAATCGAACAACGCATGACTGATTATATTACTAGGGCACGATCATTAGAAGATTTTGCATTTGAGGCAAATAAGGATCAGCTAAAACTAACACCAAACACTCTTGATCCAAAATCACCTTCACGTTTTGAATACAACCCTGCGTATAAAAACTACGGTTATTTTTTTAGTACAAGTTCTAGTAACACTAACACTTATAGGACTACACATCTCTATAGTCCTAACCCGAGAAAACCAGAGTTTGATACTCTTAAAGGTGTGACACTAGTTTTGGACGGATTTAAACTACAAAATTTACGTGGCATGAAAAAGACCTCACGTATGGCATTTAATACTTACGACGTAAGTTATCCCGATAGACTAACTGTTGATTTAGACGATCCAGCACCACACACATTACCTAAAGTTGAGGCTAGTTGGAAATCTATACTAAACTTTTTCAAATCAAAAGTAAAGCCTCAAAAACCGGACGAACCACGCATATCTATATCACATGCAAGACAAGATTTAGAAAAATGGAAGAAAGCGTTCCAAACCGGAAAAAATAAGGAAGCTGTTAACATAATTAGAAAAATTGCTAGGGACTACAAACTTTCAGATACAGAGTTAGACGCATTTCATATGCGTTTGATGCGATATAAAGGATATTGGAAAGGCGGTCTAGATGCTTACATCGACGAAGCAGAAGAAAGATTCTACTACAATCGGCCTGTTGTCAAAGACCTACACAAGTACATTAAAGAAATCCATTGGCATATTCCGATGATCTTAGAAAGAAATCCTACAACTGGCTTACCAACTGGCAAGCAAACAATCGATCCTGAGCACGAAAGACAAGTAATACAAATTTTAAAATGGACACAAAAATATAACATAAAAGGTTGTGTGTTTTTTAATGCAAACGATTATGCAATTGTTAATCGTAGAAAATGCGTGCCAATAGACGTATTTAACAGTAAATTGAAAAAAGTTGCTACAGGATCCCAAAGACCGCGCAATGTACTTAGGAAAGTTGCAAGCGCATTTAAAGCAGGAGTAGAAGCAGGTTTATCACGTAGATTTAGGATGTAAAATGAAAATTTACGAAGTTTTTGATAAAAAATATGGCCACGACACAGATGATCATGTAGTAAAACATAAAGACGATAATGATAAAAACTTTTGGGCTGTGTACAATCACAAAGGTGACATTGTTAAAACATTTTACTCAGCAGAAAAAGCAAAATCCTTTGCAGAAAAAAATCACGATAAATTAATGAACAATGAAATAGTAAGTGAAAAATGGAGTGATAAATATAAACGCAGCATAAATTGCGCAAAGCCTAGAGGATTCTCACAGAAAGCGCATTGTGCAGGAAGGAAAAAGAAATGAAACCTACAGAATTTTTACCAAGAGACTATCTAGCAGCGTTAACACAAACTGATTTAGGCGACGAAACACCTAATCATGTTCAAGCTGCACAAGCTCTTGCTCTTGCTGCACAAGGTAAAGAATTAAGCGATGAACAACAGCTTGCATTAGGCCCTTATGTACAATTGTTTAGTACACTTTTGATTAATCCTAGATTTAGGTCAAGACTTCACTCAATGATTAGAGCAATTCAAGGCAAAAACAATTAATCCTATTGTCGATGATACAGAAGAAGATTTTGTATGGCAACGAACAGATCCAGATAAATTATGGGTTTTTGATAAATTAATTTTATCAAGGAAATTAGGTTACGAATGCGGACCAACAGGTATTGATGTTCCACGACCTAACTATTACATAATTAGGCCTTGCGTAAATGCGCTAGGTTTAGGGTTAGGTGCTAGTAAAAAATGGCTAGAAGGCGGTACCATGCATTTGCCAATAGGATTTTTTTGGTGCGAGTTTTTTAAAGGCAGACATATAAGTGTTGATTTTAAATACGGCACACAAGTATTAGCTGTAGAAGGGTTTAAGTCAAATGATACTTTTACACAATGGAAATTGTGGAAACGAGTAAATGATATATTGCCATTTCCAGATATACTTAAAGATTTTACAGATGAAGAATATATCAATTGCGAATTCATAGGGGATAAGTTAATCGAAGTACATTTTAGGCGAAATGAAGATTTTGACAAAGCTGTAGATGAATTTATTCCAGTATGGAAAGGTGAAAGCATTGATCCGCCAGTTGGATACAAGTACATATCCTATCCAGATGTACATGGTAGAATTGGAGCATTTGTCAAATAATAATTGACAAAATTACACTTTTATAGTAAATTAAATATTATTAGGAGAATATATATGAGCGATCGAGTCTACGGTCCTGATGAAAAAGCTAAATTAGAAAGACTAGTACAAGAAGGAGTAGGTGTAATGCAAGAAGTTGACGACCTACAAGCTAGCCTAAAAGATACAGTCAAGTCAGTTGCTGAAGAACTTAACGTCAAGCCAACTTTGATTACTAAAGCTATTAAAGTTGCATATAAGCGTGACTGGGATAAGCATGTTGACGACTTTGAAGATCTTGAAACTATTGTAGCAACAGTTGGAGTTGATAAGTAAATTATGCCATACGTTGACGCTTTTTTTGACAGAGATGCTGACATTATTAGAATTGTAGAACGTCTCGAAGGGAAACGTGTGTTTAAGGATGTGCAAGCAAAATACACTTTTTATTACGCAGACGCTGCTGGAAAATACAAAAGTACACACGGCGAGCCCCTTAAGAGAATTGTGTGTAAAAATACAAAAGAATTCAAAAAAGAACTTGCAATTAACAAACACCTAAAACTGTTTGAGAGTGATACTAACCCTATTTTCCAATGTTTAAGTGAAAATTATATAAATCAAGATGCTCCTAAACTAAATGTTGTGTTTTGGGATATTGAAACAGACTTTGATCCGGATCGTGGATTTGCTCCAACAAATGATCCGTTTATGCCTATTACTGCTATCACTGTATATTTGCAATGGCTTGATATGCTAGTTACTGTTGCAATGCCACCTAAAGGACTTCCGCTAGAAGAAGCACAAGCTATGTGCAACGAGCGTTGGGGCGAGCAATGTATACTGTTTCCTCATACAGAGCAAGGCGAGCGTGATATGCTTGAAGCATTTTTGGATCTTATTGAAGATGCTGATGTACACAGTGGCTGGAACTCAGAAGGTTACGATGTCCCTTACACGGTTAACCGTATTGCTCGCATACTAAGTAAAGACGATACTCGTAGATTTTGTTTATGGCAACAATTGCCAAAGAAGCGTGAATTCGAAAAGTATGGCAAAACTAGCGAAACATATGATACCGTTGGCCGTGTACATATGGATTATCTTAACTTGTATAGAAAGTACACTTACGAAGAACGTCATTCCTTTAAACTAGATGCAATCGGTGAATACGAAGTAGGCGAAAACAAAACTCCTTATGAAGGAACTCTTGATCAACTATACAACAATGACTTTGAAAAATTTATTGAGTATAACAGACAAGACGTTGCCTTGCTAGATAAACTTGATAAGAAACTACGCTTTATCGATCTAGCTAACGAACTTGCCCATGCTAACACTGTACTATTGCAAACCACTATGGGCGCTGTAGCTGTAACAGAGCAAGCTATCGTTAACGAAGCACATCGACGTGGGATGCAAGTACCAAACAGAAAAGAACACGAATCAACACAAGCTGCTGGTGCTTATGTTGCTTATCCTAAAAAGGGCTTACACAAATGGGTCGGCTCTATGGATTTGAACTCTCTATATCCAAGTGTAATTCGATCTCTTAATATGGCACCTGAAAGTATTGTCGGACAACTGCGACCTGAGGAAACAGATGCTTACATACAAGAACAAATGACTCTTAAGAAAAAATCCTTTGCTGCTGCATGGGAAGGGTTATTTGGCACGTTTGAGTATGAACACGTTATGGATAAGAGACGTGATAAAATGATCACAGTAGACTGGGAAGACGGCCGCACTGATGTACTCAGTGCAGCAGAAGTACACAAACTTATTTTTGATAGCAATATGCCGTGGATGCTAAGTGCAAACGGTACTATTTTTACACACGAGTTTGAAGCAGTTATTCCTGGCATTCTAAAGCGATGGTATGCTGAACGTAAAGAGCTGCAAGGCATGCTTAAAAAAGCAATTGCCGCTGGTAATAAAGCGGAAATTGAATATTGGGATAAACGACAGCTTGTTAAAAAGATTAACCTAAACTCTTTGTATGGTGCAATTTTGAATCCTGGCTGTAGATTTTTTGATAAGCGTATTGGACAATCAACTACACTAACTGGCAGACAAATCGTTAAACATATGAGTGCAGAAGTAAACAAAGTTGCCACTGGCGAGTATGATCATGTTGGCGAAACTGTTATTTACGGCGATACTGACTCTGTATATTTCTCTGCATACCCGGTACTCAAAAAAGAGGTCGAAGCAGGCAACATTCCTTGGACTAAAGATAATGTAATTACCTTGTACAATCAAATTGCCGATCAAGCAAACACAACTTTTCCGGACTTTATGTTGCGTGCTTTCCATTGCCCAAACAGCCGTAGTGGTGTGATTGCAGCAGGCAGGGAAATTGTAGCACAAACTGGCCTATATATTACTAAAAAGCGTTATGCAGCACTTGTTATTGACGACGAAGGCAATCGAAAAGATATAGACGGTAAAACTGGTAAAGTAAAAGCAATGGGCCTTGATCTGCGTCGTGCTGATACACCGCCTTACATGCAAGAATTCTTAATGAAAGTGCTTACCCGTGTATTAGAAGAAGCGCCTCAACAAGAAATTTTAGACATGATTATTCAATTTAGAAAAGATTTTGAATCACGTCCTGCGTGGGAAAAAGGTACTCCTAAGCGTGTTAATAATCTAAATAAATTTAGAACCGCGGAAGAAAAACAAGGCAAAGCAAATATGCCTGGACATGTAAGAGCAGCACTAAATTGGAATACTTTAAAGAAAGTTAACAATGATAAGTATTCAGAAGATATTGTCGACGGCATGAAAACAATTGTTTGTAAACTAAAACCAAATCCTTTAGGTTACACTAGTGTTAGTTACCCAACTGATCAGCTAAGACTGCCGCAATGGTTTACTGAACTGCCGTTTGACGATGCTGCAATGGCAGAGACAATTATTGATAATAAAATATCAAACCTTATTGGCGTACTGAACTATCCATTAGAAGACACAAAGCAAAATACAACATTTGCAAGTTTATTTGAGTTTGGAGATTAAATGAAGTTTTATATTACTGGCACACGTAGAGGTTTAGGCAAAGCTCTAGCAGAAAAATACGGAAATTGTGAAAACTTAGAAGACTGCGATGTTTTTGTAAATTGTAAGCATGATTGTTTCTCACAAGTTGAACTTTTGTATGATGCTGCTGCATTAGGTAAAAAAATTATTAATATTAGCAGCAACAGCGGCGACGGAAACAAACCAACCCCACATATCTATGCAGTAGAAAAGGCTGCGTTAGACAAAGCAAACGAACAACTTTATTACCAAGGAGTAGATACAACTAGCGTACGATTTGGATGGTTTGATAGTCCAAGAGTTGCACATGTCGAAGCTAATAAAATGAGTTTAGATTATTGTGTAAGTGTAATTGACTGGATACTACAACAGCCGCATCGAGTAAAAGATATTACTATTACGCCTAAGGGATAATTATGCAGGAAAAACGTATTATTTTAATTAGCGAATTTATAGAACAAAAATTACGTAAAGAGCAAGAATTAGAATACTATGAAAAAGAGCTTTTAGAATTACAGCGTAAAATTGGATACTTACGTAGAGAAGTAGACCTTACAAACACTATTATTGATATGATTAAAACTGAACAAGTACAAGACTTTAAAGAACAAATATTAGAAAAAACCAAACCTTTATTACCCGGAGCAGATAAATGAAAATGGGCTTTACTGCGTCTACGTTCGATCTATTACATGCCGGCCATGTACAGATGCTTGCAGATGCTAAAGAAAAATGCGATTACCTAATTGTGGGGTTACAGGTAGACCCATCGGTAGATAGACCTGAAAAGAATAAACCAGTGCAAACCCTTGTAGAGCGATACGTACAACTTAAAGGTGTAAAATATGTAGATGAAATTGTGTGTTATCAAACTGAAGAAGACTTAATAGATATACTTAAAATTTATCCTATAGCAGTTAGAATATTAGGAGAAGAATACAAAGAAAAAGAATTCACTGGTAGAGAATTATGTAAACAAAAAAACATAGAATTGTTTTTTAATAAAAGAGATCATAGGTTTAGTTCTAGTGACATCCGTCAACGTGTATGCGATGCACTTAAAGAAAAACAGCCTACAACCCCGTGGTATAAAAATATTATTCCGCCTAAATTATAATCTAAATATATTGACAATCCGTTAACTTTATACTACAATAAAATATTGGAGAACTTATAATGAAAGACATTTTACAAGATATTGTCGCACACACCCATACACTTGACTTACCAATGGTAAAAGTAAGTGTTAGCGATTCTAATGAAACAGTTATTGAGTCAATGGCTGAAGATCGAAGCGTAGTAGTGAGTGCAAAAACACACACCCCTGTTGTTGAATTTACCGATACTTTTGGCATGCCAAATCTCGATAAACTTTCTTTGCACTTAAAAAATCCCGAATATAGAGAAAATGAAAAAATTGATGTAGTAACCGGCGATCGCAATGGTGAAACTGTTCCTACACACATTCATTTTGAAAACTCTAGCGGCGACTTTCAAAATGATTATCGCTTTATGAGCAAAGCGATTATAGAAGAAAAATTAAAAGCAGTAAAGTTTAAAGGTGCTGCCTGGGCTATTGAGTTTGAACCAACACTAGCAAGTATAAGCAGACTAAAACTAATGAGCGCTGCACACTCTGAAGAACCATTATTTAGAGTGTATACTGAAAACAATAATCTTATGTTTTCATTTGGTGATCAAAGCACACACGCTGGCGAATTTGTGTTTGAGCAAAATGTTTCAAGTAGTTTACAACATTCATGGTTTTATCCAGTGGCACAAGTGCAAAGCATTCTAAATCTAGATGGTGACGTTACTATGAGCATTTCAGATCAAGGTGCAATGAAAATTACTGTAGACAGCGGCATGACTACATACGACTACATTATTCCAGCTCAAAGTAAGTAATGATTACAAATTTAACTGAAACTCAGAATGACTATGCTATATTTCTTCCTGCACTAAGTGGTTTTTATGCCACTTATGTAGGTAAGCAACGATTTGAAGAATATGTTCCTAAAGACCGTATTCCAAACAACTTATCAAATGGCGTTGAAAGTTTAAACTACCTTAATAAATCCCAAGGTAAGTTCCAATACAAGTGGACACTATACTCAGCCGGGCATGCTGACTTAGACACAACTAAAAAAGCACCTAAAGAAGATATGGTACGCAACCGTGATAGAAATAACACTTGGGTACTAGGTGATTCAGGTGGCTTCCAAATTGGTAAAGGTGTTTGGGAAGGCAATTGGAAAGATCCAAATTGCCCAAAAGCACACAAAAAACGAGACAGCGTCTTAAAATGGATGGATGCATACATGGATTATGGCATGATCCTTGATATTCCGGCATGGGTGTCACGATCAGAAGCAGGACAACGTGCAACTGGCATTACTACCTACCAAGAAGCTGTCGATGCTACACGTATTAATAATGATTATTGGCAAAAGAATCGAACAGGTGCTTGTAAGTTCTTAAATGTACTACAAGGCGAAAACTTTGAACAAGCTGATGACTGGTACGAGCAAATGAAGGACTATTGTGATCCTTCGATTTATCCTGACACACACTTTAATGGCTGGGCAATGGGTGGTCAAAACATGTGTGATATAGAATTAGCTATAAAACGTCTTGTTACACTGCATTTTGACGGCTTATTACAAAAAGATATTCATGATGTAATGCACTTTCTAGGCACAAGTAAGCTTGAATGGGCTGTGCTTCTTACTGATGTACAAAGAGCTATTCGTAAGTATTACAACGAAAACTTTATGATTACGTTTGATTGTGCTTCGCCGTTCCTTGCTACTGCAAACGGACAAATTTATATACAAACTGAAACTGAAGATAGAACTAAGTGGGTTTATCGAATGGTGCCAAGTGTTGATAACAAAAAATACGCAACAGACCCTAGAGGGTTCCGTGATGCTGTACTACAAGATGGTATATTTGATAACTTTACAGATTCTCCAATAAGTGACGGAATGCTAGTAAGCGATGTTTGTACATATGCACCTGGAGATCTAAATAAAATTGGCAAGGAAGGTAAAACTTCATGGGATAGCTTTTCGTATGCACTACAAATGGGTCACAATGTATGGAGTCATATAAACGCTGTACAAGAAGCTAATCGCCAGTATGATTCGGGTATAATACCTAAGATGCTAGTGCAAGAAACTTTTGATCGTGTATATTTTAGAGATGTTGTAGAAAGTATTTTTAGTATCAAAGATCGAGATCTTGCACTTGCAGAAGTAGAAAAACATAGACGCTATTTCTTATCTATTATTGGCACTAGAGGCGCTATTGGTAAAAAGACTATCAATGCTAGTGCTAACTATAATAAATTCTTTGAATAGGATAACCAATGACCGAAGAAAATATTGAATACGTAGCATATGACAAAAATAATGACATATTATTTGCTACTAGAGATAAAAATGATTTTGACTATTTTTTAGCTAATAATTCTAATGTAGCGTCAACTATATTAAGAGAAATAAAACCAGACACAGACGATACAGATCCGTTATCATCAACTGCAACTGATGTTGCACAAGCAGACAATATAGGAGTAAGCAATTGACGATATTTGTAAAAGAAGACTTTGTTTCACATGCAGGTCTCGATCTTAAATGGAAAATTGAATGCGACGGGTTAACTGAAGATGATTGGGAGTGCCTTGCTCTTATGATTTCAGAAATTGAAAATCGTCCTTTTTCTAAAGTAGTGGGTATTCCACGGGGAGGTTTACCACTACAGTATGCGATGGAAAAATACGCCAGCGGCAATCCCGATGATCCAGTACTAATTGTAGATGATGTATACACTACAGGTACAAGTTTTAAAGAGTTTGTTGAAGAAAACTATGCAGATCAAAAAGTAATTTGTTGGGTAGCATTTGCAAGAAACCCTGCAAATCAACAAGTTAATGCCTTATTCCAAATGGCATCAAGTATGTGGAAGAATCTAAAATGAATCGAGACTATGATACTGGCGAAAAGAATGATGTTACGTTCTTTACTGGCTATGAAGTAGAAAAAACCCCTGCATTTGATCTAAAAACCCTGTTTGTTGTAGGTTTACAAAGTGTAGACTTTATCGAACGTTTTTATAAACAAGAAGAATGCGAACACATTTTCTTCGGCGCAAATCACTCTTTTAAGATACCGCATCATACTACACTTGATAAATGGGAAAAGATGATTAAACATTTTCTAGATAAAGACATCATGTGTAGTTTAGATTTATCTACAGATTTTGCTGGAGATCTATTGGAAACTAGTTTAGTTGAATATCATAATTTTATTCCGCAGTTGAGAGTAGTTGTACCATATGTTAAGCAATGGCCCTACAACACTATGGTAAAAATTGATGATAAAGACTTTAAAGCAACGAATCCGGGTGTATGGTGTCATACGCTGCATGAACTAACCAATCATCATTATCATACAGATTGGTCAAAATATACACTTGACAAAGTTTTAAAATAATTGTATATTAAGTATATTGTTAATAACAACAAAGAACTTAAACAATGAGTAAAATGCTTGCAAAGCGACACATTTGGGTAACTTTTCAACGAGAAGGTATCCATAAATATCCAGCAGCACTAGAAGATCCTAGTCTTGCTACTGGAGACAAATATGACGTTAGTTTTTTAGGTTATCCTCATCGTCATATTTTTCACTTCAAGGTTCAAATTGAAGTGTTTCACAACGATCGTGATATTGAGTTTATTCAATTTCAACGATGGTTGCAAGAGCTGTACGAACAAGGCACTCTTGAACTAGATTACAAGTCGTGTGAAATGATTGCAGATGATTTGTATGATATGATTTCCGAACGGTATACCGGACGGGCTATTACTATTAATGTTAGCGAAGACAACGAAAACGGTTGTCGTATTTACTACCCTGCTAAACTGGAGAAAATTGACTAATGGGAATTCAAAACCCAACTATCCGTAAAGTTTTTGACGATCTTGACAAGTTCCGCGACTACTGTCGTTTCGAAGGCAAGGTCTTTAATGAGAAGGATCTGTATAAGCAAGATTCGGAGGTATGGCAAGCATACCAGCGCCATCAAGGCTGGCTTCGTGCTAAAGCTCGTAATGCAAATAGGAATAGAGGATGACCGTATACATTGTTGATATAGAAGCTGTTGATACACGCTATACAAAACAATGGAAAACGCACCTACCTGAACAACTGAAAAGAGCAACTAACGAAAATGTAGTTGTTATTTCTGGTGGCGAAACGCCTCAGGCTACTACGCCTGGGGCTTTTCTAAATTTTGGCGGTACTAACGTGTACAAGAGTAACCAACTGGCACAGATTGGTGAAATGTTTTGTAACGGTGAAGTTAAAGATGGCGATTACTTTCTTTACACTGATGCGTGGAACCCCACAGTAATTCAATTAAAATATATGGCTAGTTTGCTAGGCGTTGATATTAAAATCGGCGGTATGTGGCATGCTGGCAGTTATGATCCACAAGACTTTTTAGGACGTCTTATTGGCGATGCACCTTGGGTACGTTCAGCAGAACACAGTATGTTTAGCTGCTATGATCATAACTTTTACGCAACTGATTTTCACATTGACTTGTTTGCTGAAGAGTTTTTTGACTGGGCCGGTGACGAGCTTCGTGAAGCTAACCAAACTGTTGAACAAGTTGGTTGGCCAATGGAGTATTTGAAAACTGCTCTTGAGCCATACAGGCATATGCCTAAAAAAGATATTGTTCTTTTCCCGCATCGTATTGCACCTGAAAAACAATTAAATATCTTTAAGGATCTTGAAAAGCAGCTACCTGAATATGAATTTGTTGTAGCACAAGAACAAGAACTTTCTAAGCACGATTATCATATGTTGCTAGCAAAATCTAAAGTAGTGTTTAGTGCTAATCTACAAGAAACACTTGGCATTAGTTGGTACGAAGGTGCGCTAGTGGATGTTATTCCTATGGTACCT